TCCGTTTTCTGGCACAAATACACGTAACATTTTAGAGCATTTAATTTCTCCAAAAATTGTGGGGGCGATAGGTGGCGGCTATCAGGTAAAAACTGACCTTATCAATGTGGATACTGCGTATCCTAACAATGTAGTGGTTGCCAATACACTTCAAGTTATGTCAAATGAAATTATTGGATCAAACGGGCAATCATTGATTGACATAGGCGGAAATACAGGCGGTGTCTACTCAAATCTAACAGTAAGCAATGAACTTGTAGTAGGTGAGGGTTCTACAGGAACGACTATATTGAATGGAGCTATTGCATTGAATGGTTCAACTACATTTACAAATCCAATTACAAGCACAAATTCATATATAACTACTCACGACTTAAATACAAGCCGAGATGTCAATGTTGGGCGTAACCTAAACATATATGGAAATGTAACAGTATCTAATGAACTTGTAGTTGGACACGGTGGTTCTTCTACTGGAACTACAGTTTTGAATGGTTCGATTCAAATAGCAGGGAATACTACATTTTATGGTCCCATATCAGGAATGTTTCCTATTTCTTCTCTAAACCTAACGTCTACTCAAGATACAACGGTTGGTAGGTTTTTAACTGTTGGAGGCCAATCGTTATTGGGTCCGGTTTCTTCTACCGGACCTGCACACATTTATGGAGATTTGACAGTAACAGGAAACATTTCTTTGAATGGAACTTCGAATATATTGCCTGCATATGTTGAGTTATGGTATTTAACAACAGGTGGCGATGTTCGTCAAATAGTGTTACCAGAATGTACAAATATAACGTTTGCACTTCAGGTTCCTTCCAAACTTACGTTTGTTCCTCCTGCAAGTTATATTCCATTTGCAAGCTCAATTGGATATACGATTCCTGCTAGAACTCAAATTACCTATACAACGACACCGTCAGGCCCTGCAGCGACATTTTCAAATACCTATTATAACGCCAGTCTGTTTGTACCGGATACAAATTTTTCGTTGGGATGGTCAAGTAGTAACTCGACAAATGCAAACAGTGCAATTTATACAATTAGTAGACTTTGAATTTTTGCAGATATTTTATGAATGCTAAGAGACGATACTCCAGATACATTCGAAACAACTTTCATTTGTGCTTTTGTTTTTAAGCCCATTACACAGGCCACAACTCCGGATACGATTGTTTTTGGTGTATGTTCAAAATCATCTTCAGATTGCTTAGAAATTTTATAAAGTAAATCCATCACCATATCTCTTTGATTGTTATTTAAGTTTAATGACGAACATAGGCGTTCTGCAATACCATTTTGTGTTTGAAGAACTGTGTTATCTGTTTGATTAAAATGCGTCACAGCTTTGCAGAGTGATCGAATGTTCACTGTGAAAAGTCGTGCAATTTCTTCGTGACTGCGAGGAACTCCATGATTTCTACAGGCTACAAATACAGCAGCACCCATCATAGCTCTACGTGTTTCACCTCGAACTTTTTGTGCATCTTCTAAATGTTTGTAAAGGGCACATGCATCCAATATAATTGCTTTTGGCAGGCCAGCGTTTGTACATGACAAATGAATTGCGTCAAATATGCTCATCCATGATCTTTGGCTATTTGAAGACAATGACCAACATGATAGCCTTTGAACTGCTTTCATTGGAGAATTCGCATTCATTCCTTTGAATGACACCATAGAACCATATGATGATTCTGGAAGCAGTTCCGAAGTAGTGAATCCGGTTCTACATTGGTCTTCACCCTTGTTATCTTCATAATTTCTCCATTCAGCACCTTCATCAATCACTTGATCGAATATAATACCGCACTTTTGACATACATTCTGACCTTCGTCGACAATTAAATCATGATCACGACAATCCATCTTGATGGTTTAATTCATTATCCTTTTTCCTGTTCGTTTTACGCGGAAGCGGTTTGTAGGATAGCGACATATCTATAATAGAACCATATGCTGGAAATAACTTTCCGAAATGAACTCCAAAGATTGTTTGAAACAAATACTTTAACTTTGCAGTCAATTCGTCCATGAATACAAAGATTGCAAATACATAGAAGATTCCAGATATATAATTATCAACCAATAAGTCGAGTTGTTTGCGAACCGGTAAAAATGGCGGAGACAATTCAATTATATGGGCACTCCAAATTGCTATCACGGAAAGTAAACCTATTTCTAATGATACATCTGTAAGTTGAAATAACAAACTTCGATCTTCTTTCCATGTATCATCAAATGAGTCAAACAAATGATATAGTATGAATGATACAAGAACACCTAATAAAGTATAGAAAATAGCAAGAACTACAGAATTCACACTTACAAAACTGGTTTCTTTCCAGTTCATGCGAACCATTCTTATTCTTTATGTAGTATTTGGATCTCGAGCCATGAATGCAAAACTTGAAGGATCATAAATTTGGGGACGATAATTTGTAGCAAGAATTGGTTTTCCGAGATCTCGTGTTTTCACGGGTTTCAACCATGATATGACAAGATATTTCGATTCTACAATCCAAACCCAGTACCCGGCGTTGGAATATTCACGATACAGAAATTCGACTGCTTCCTTTAATGAAAATAGCGGATACCCGAATACAAAGGTTGGCACTTCATACACTATATATGGAGCATTTGAATTATGAATCGCTTGTTGCCGAATTTTTGCCTGAATTTGTAAAATCACAGGTGTCATAGCGGCCATACGATTTTCTCTTCTTTGTTCTTGCTCATTCCATACGTCACGTGCTCTTAGCATCTCTACTTACTATCATATAAGAATGTCTGTCTTCAGAAAACTCGCACTTGGTGGTGGAGGTGTAAAAGGAATTTTGCATATAGGAGCACTTCAAGAATTATCAACCCAACAACCTTTAGTATTTCCAGACGGAATTTATGGTTCATCAATCGGATCTATTATTGCAACATATATAGCATTTGGCCTTCCATTTGACCGAACTACCGAATTAACAAAAAAATACTTAGGACTCAATAAAATTATACCTACATCATCGGTTCAAGATATGGCTCAAGTTTTCTCAAACAAAGGTCTCTTTTCTATGGATTTGTTTGAAAAAGCTATCATTGAAATGTTTCTTGAAGCAGGGTTAGACATTCGTAACAAAACAATTGGTGATGCAAAAATGCCATTATACATTGTTGCATCGAACATTACACGAGGCGTACCATCCTTGCTTACAAACAAAGTTCCTATTGTCGATGCTTTAAAATGTTCTTGTTGTTTACCAGGGTTGTTTCATCCACAAGAATTATACGGTCAAATATACATTGATGGAGGAATATTTACACCCTGCATTTCAGTTCATGCTCCAGATGCACTATGTTTGACTTTAAAAAAACCAAATAAGATCAAAATAAAATTAAGCAATATTCAATACATTTCTCCACTGACATATATGCGAAGTATTTACGATATGTCAATGAACTTTATACATGATAGTTATAAAACAGAAAATACATTATGCTTAATGTATCCAAATTTACAGACAGAATCAAATTTGGATGACTTTGATATAAATGACATATTGAAACATAGTAAAAATTCAATGCGTAACTTTCTCAACTCCAAGAGCAGAAATCAAAAATGCCCGGAATGAAGCTGTGGATGGTTTCCCAACCATTTCATAGACCTTTTCAGATGTTTCCAACTTAAATGTTGGATATGCTGTAATTTGATACAATGCAGCCTTTCCCTTATCTGATTCTGCATTGATTTCTTCGAACATCACATCTTTTCCACCGTAAGTATATTTGGAATTTTTAAGCATTTCCTTGAATGAAGCCCAAACAGGTTGAGCTTTCTTACACCAAGGACACCATGGTGTATAAAAGAACATAAACCGTGCTTGATTTGGTTCTAAATTTGAAGTTGTAATTGGAGGTGGCTTTACAATCATCTTTGCACCGGGAGGAACATGATATATTGCATAGTATAGTAGAATGGAAGAAACAACTACCACAAGTGAAATTACAAGTTCAACGAGCATTCTCTTTACGAAACGAAGGATAGAAAACTTTTGCTTCATCCCGCAAAGTCTGAAAGTATTTTTTATAAGCAGATTCGGGAGTATGCTTTGGTTCACGAATCATCATCCATGCAATTGAATAGGTTTGACGTTCTGGTTCATACGGTTTTGGAAGAATTCGAAACCATTTCCCATGATAGCGAACTATTTCAGACATTACATATTCTATGTGCGTTGTGTTTAACTTATGAACGTTTGATGACCTATCACGCAATATATACGACGATTGCGCTATTCATACGTAAATTTCGAAATAGATGTTATATCCATTTATTCGTTTTGACTTCGTATCGTATGGTGTCACGATCAGAAAAACGGATTGAAATTTGTGTTTGATGAAGCATGATATAAAAATGCGGAACATTCACAATGTAATGAGTGATGTGCTGACGGATAACTCTTATCAATATACAGTTCTAAAAGATATTCAACTACAAACAATCGTAATTCGACGTGGAGCAAACAAAGTAATGAACATTGAAATCGTTACGGAGGATGGATGTTCAACACCCACCGTATTGAGTAGTTCTGGTTTTACACAACGAGAAATTGAACAAATTATGAATTTTCTAACTGCTGCTCTTTAAGCGGGGAATCCAACAAGGCCAGCTCCAATACCGAATCCAGCACCCGTACGGGCTGAGGCACCTACGCTGGGAGCATAGATATCCAGGATTGCGAAGGTTGCAAGTGCTACAAGGGCAATCTGTCCGATCTCGGACAAACGTAGAGTCTTTCCTGGGAGAAGATAGGCAGCCACGGCAACGGCAAGTCCTTCAAGAGCATACTTCAAGACACGAGAAATCAAATCGCCTAAATCAAGTCCTGGCATTGGTGCTGGCTTCTGGTCGGGCATTTGTAGTTTTCTATAGAGAAATTATTCAGCAAAGTAAAATACAATGAAACCAATCAACAGAGAATGAACAAAAGCATTTAAAAACGTAGTTTGTCCTCCTCGAAACCATTGACCATTCGGTCCTGGCGGAATCGAAAGAATAACTCCAGGCGATAATAAAGTAATTAAAATAACAACCAAACCAACGGTAGTAATTGCTGCCATTTTTATAATGAAGACAATCAAATTTTGCTTTACAATTGATGATGATGTTATCCAAAAATATAAAATTAAAAACCCGTCAGCCGTTCATTTTAATGTTATGGCATACTTGAACGACCCAAATGGATGGGGTATATTTTTTGAACCTGTTTCACAAGGTGAAAGCATTCACATACGTCTTTGCATGCCTTCTGTAATAAAACAAAAATGTGGTTTTGATAACCTATCATGTGCTGAAATGAATGGACATCATGTATATATAAATGCAAATCGTTGGTTTCACGGTTCGAAAGAATCAAAACTTTCATTAGACAATTATCGTCAATATTTAATAACACATGAAATGGGTCATATACTTGGTTACAAACACAAAAAATGTCCATGCAAAGGGTGTAAAGCACCGGTTATGATGCAACAAACTCTTGGTATTGGTGACTGTATTCCGAATACAAAGGTTTAACTATTTTCTAATACCCATAACCCTTGTAGAAAACAATCTGCTAAATCGTCCTTTTTTGGATGTTTCATCATATAGTCCTGAAGTTCTATCGTAGGAAGCAATTGTTGTGCATGAAGAATGCCGGTCTTTTTTCGTCCCTTGTATGTTTTTGTAGAATCTTGTAACGTAATCATATTTGTTAGTTTGTGACTTGCGGAAACTCCCTTGCACTTATAACCAGCACATACAAACCACATATGAAGCATTGCCTGAACACAAAGCATACGCTTATCGGGTTGCTGTTCAAATACAACCAAATCTGCATTCTTCCATAGTGCCTTTCGTGATTCCAAACATTGTGCGATAGGGTCTGCTAAATCAACAACTGAGATAGATTTTGTTGATTTCACACAACGTTTCCAGACATTTGCAGAATAGTGTCTATACAGAAGTTCTACAAGTTCCTTTTTGGTCTTTGCGTCAATTCCTTCTTTCTTAGCATCACTTTTTAAAGCAACAATATCACGTTTGTTCAAAAATGATTTTGTAATAGGTTTAGAACCCTTTGGACAATGTGTTTTGCATGCATATAAAGTACCGTCTTGTTTTCCATAATTTGCTGGTTTTTTACACTTGAAACATTTGGCGTCATCATGACCTGCACTTTCTGCCATTACATCGATCAAATCCCAGTGAAGAATACTGACATTTGAACGAGTGGTTCCGTCCATAACACAAAATGCGAGGTTCCGTAATCCAACATCAAATGAAATCAATTTCATTATTATTCCCACGGAGGTTTCTCTGTAATTGTAAATTCATTCTGATCGTCCACTAGAAAGTATCGTCCTGTTTTGTTCACAATACCTGCAGGATTAAATAAATATTCTTCTCCGCATACAAGTCTTTCATATTTTTGAATGTATAACTTTAGTGTAAACAAACTGACAAACATTAAATCTTCAATTTGTTTACCATTATTCTTTGAAATCAGAATGTATAACTTATCGGAAATCATTTTTAAATATTTAAAAAATATGATATGAATGATTCGTTTTTATGTTAAGAGAAGATATATGAACTGAAGAATAGAGTCCAATTGTATAATCGTTTAACTTGTTGCCCGAAGTAGCTGCAATAGGACAGTCTTAGCATCACGCTTTCCAAACGGTATTCCTTTTTTGGTCAATAGTTCCTGTAGCTGCTTTACAGTCTTATTTTGAATGTCATCAACATCATCCTCTACGACTGGCAATGTCACGGACTGCGTTGCATCGGTTTCCAGTACAGGAGATGGTGATTGTTCTTCAGCTGGACCATCAACTACTTCCACGCGATCATCGTCTTCGGTAACAGACTCCTCTTCATCTTCAGCAGGTCTCGCCTCTTCAGCTACTTGCTGCTGTTCTGTAATGCGAGTAGCTACGACAACTGCGAGAGACTGTAACTGTTGAAGAAGACGAGTCTGTTGCCAATATAGATATCCTACCATACCTGAGAGAACAAAAATCATAGAGGCAAGAACTACGATTGATACATATGTAAGATCCATTTGATAGTTTATATGGAAGAAACACTGAATCTTTAAACGAGACAATATAAACAGAGATGACAGGAGGACTTATGCAGCTCGTCGGCAAAGGTGCCCAAGACCAGCTTGTCAATGGAAACCCGTCATTTACCCATTTTCGGTCTGTTTATAAGCGTCATACAGATTTTGCGATGGAACACTTTCGGTTGTATTTCAAAACAACCAATATAAACCTTCCACAATCGGGAACTCTTACTTTACGAGCAAAAATCGAAAGGTACGCTCAATTGCTTCATGATTGTTACTTAAACGTTCAACTTCCTGATATATTTTCACCTGTAGTTCCGGTAGTATCACCTCCTTCTTCTGTAAATTCGAATTCGAATGCAATTGGTTATGAGTTTGAGTGGGTCAAGAATATTGGTTATAATATGATTAATTATGTTGCTATTTTGATCAACGGGCAGGAGATTGTGAGACATACTGGTGAATGGATGAAATTGTATTCCTATTTGAAACTTGATGCAAACAAGAGGGCTATTTTGGATGAGATGGTAGGAAATGTTCCTGCGATATATGATCCTGCGAATGCATACGACCGTATGAACCAATATCCTCATGCTATTTCAACATCGTCATCTCTTGCAGAACCGAGTATTCAGGGACGTACCTTAACCATTCCTCTTCATTTCTGGTTTTGTGAAAATATTGGATCTGCTCTTCCATTGATTGCTCTTCAGCATTCAGAATGTGAGTTTGTGGTAGAACTTAAAAATATGTACCAATTGTTCACGGTTCGCGATGTGCGTCCAAGTTCTTCAACATATGGGCAACGTATAGCACCTGATTCTTCCGTATCTACATTTCAAATACCACATTTCTTGTCACCGCCAACGTTTGTAGACCCTACAATTCCTACCAATCCAAGTTTAGCACTTTGGAACTTGAATCCATTCATGGAATGCAATTATATATTTTTAACTGATACCGAGTTGGCTCATATTGCAAAGACAGATCATTCATTCATTCTAACTCAGATTGATGTAGTGAACAAAGAAGGCCAGTATGGAGCCAGCAATGATATCGAATTGACAATGCGAAATTTATGTACTCGAGTTGTATGGACATCGCAGCGTAATGATCGCAATGGTCTCAATGATTATGACAACTACACAAATTGGATTGATCCAAACAAACCACCACTCGACAGTACTATGATGCTTGGAATGACACCTTGGTATTCTTCTGGAATTTCACAAACTACAAATGTTTCAAATCGTGATATTCTGCTTGAATCGAGTATTATCTTGGATGGCAAAGAGCGGTTTGGATACAAACAAACACCGTTCTTTTCTCAAATTCAACAATATCGACACCATACAGGTCGTACATCGGAATTACCTGGAATTTATTCTTACTCATTTGCATTAGATCATCATACCACACAGCCATCTGGTCAACTCAATGGTTCTCAATTCAACAAAACAATTTTGAGAAATACGTATGTTCAACCGCCCTATACAACAACGTCTGGGTCCCCTACGCAGGTATGCATTCTCAAGTCTACAGCAAGTAGCCCGAATCCTACTATTGTAAATCCAAATGCTGTAGGAACAAATGGAAAGCCGCTATACTCTCCAAGCGACATCGTAACTGTTATTCGCAAAGGAGATGCTCAAACTTTCTCATACACCTTTACAACTCGAGTCTATGTAGAATCTTACAATTTTTTGCGAGTTTTGGGAGGCGTCGCAAATGTCGTGTTCTCATCATAATAAGAATGAGCACTGGAATTACAATTTCCAAGGCGTTATATGGTGTTGGATCACAAACTGTTGATGTATCACGTGCCGTAACATCTCATATTCAAGATGGAAAGTTAAACCTTGTTGTTAGTCCGGACTCTTTAAATGTTCAAGATCCTGCAGTTGGGCAAGTAAAAACCTTAACCGTCAGTTACACAATTAATGGAGGTTCAACGAACACAGTAGCAGAGAAAGATGGAGGATCGATTAACATAAATGCACCCCCTGTACGAGAAGCAGATGGTTTGAAAATTACAAAGGCTGAATATGGGTATTCTGGAAATTTTACAGATGTAACAGATGCTTTGCAAAGCCAAGTTTCAAATGGAACAATTTCGATCACTGTAAGTCCTAAGTCAGTTGGAATCCCCGATCCAAATCCTTCAAAGCAAAAAACATTGCAAGTCCAATACACGATTAACGGAGCACCTACATCCGAAAGTATCATAGACGGAAAAACGTTCAAAGTATCAGCTCCAGCAGCAAGTGCAGTAGACAACAAGACACCATCTCAACATCTAACCTCTGGAATAGGAATCGTATTTAAAAACTTAGCCTATTTCTTTGGTGTATATCTTCATTCTATGTCAGTATTTTCAGCAATAGAATTTGGAAACCATTTTATATCTCCTTTGCTATTTGGAGGACTTGCGTTTTTTATACCTTTTTTCTCCTTTTGGCTTCTTCCACAATTTGTTTTTTGGATTCGACTTTTTCGAACAGACGATTTGGTTTGAGGTACTTACATGGTTATTATTATTAATTATTAATGGAAATTGAAATATTGGTTGATCATACGTATTTCAGTGTTACTTTAAACAAAGCTACGGTCGAAAAATGGAAACAATTTTGGAGACAGCTATGCGATATGGCTTATTATCGGAAAAACATAGTTGAAAAGTTAATTGTTCTTCCTAAATCGGAGAGGGATACGCAAATATATTTGAATGGTGGTTTAAAAAATGAGAAAGAAATATGTTTTGATACTGTTTGGAAGGAGTATTCTTATGTTGGAAATACGCAGGTAGTTCCTGAATTGAAAGAATTGTATGTTCCTTGTGATTTGTTCGTCTGTCCAGGTGTATGGTCATTGATGAATTATTGTTTTCCAAATTGCAAAATTGTATTTTGGTAAATTGAAAAATAGGTTTCCCTATCTTTCGTTGTTGTTAATTTTTGTTTATGCGTTTAGCTTCGCAAATTTTCCAACTCCTTTGAATCCTACGAATACGTCCTTGTCATCGCGTGCTTCATGAACGCGTCCTGTTTTTTCTCCGACCACGTACTTTACAGATTCGAATGTTACTTCGTTAAAGTCTTCATCCTCATCCTCAGCAGGACCGGTTACAAATCGACCATTGTCGCCATCCCAGAAGACGCCTGGGTTGTTGCTAATCACAGTCAGCAGTTCGATCTTTTGAAGATTCTCAAGCGTCACGTCTTGAACCTCGTGGGTTTCTGTGACTGTCTGAAGTACCTCCTTTTGCTCTACTGCTGGAGCAGGAGCTTTTGATTCTGCAAAATGCCGAATGTGGTCGATGATATTTGGAGTTGTCTTCCAGGTTTCGTCATCGATGTTTTCAATGTACTGCTTGAACTCATTTGTGAGTGATTGATCGATTTCAATCTCAAGACCGACATTTGACAAGGCGGTCTTGAGTTTGTTCTTAAGATCATTTGTCATGCGAGGAATACGCTTCTCTTTCTTCGGCTCATCTGCTACTGTAGCAGGAGCTTCCTCCTTCTTTGGTGAAGGCTTGCGTCCTCGCTTCTTCGGCTCATCTGCTACTGGAGCAGGAGCTTCCTCCTTCTTTGGTGAAGGCTTGCGTCCTCGCTTCTTTGGCTCGTCTGCTACTGGAGCAGGAGCTTCCTCCTTCTTTGGTGAAGGCTTGCGTCCTCGCTTCTTCGGCTCTTCTGCTACTGGAGCAGGAGCTTCCTCCTTCTTTGGCGAAGCCGTTGCCTTGGGAGCCTTCAAGAGGCTTGTAAGATTCTTGATGTGGTCAACATCTGTCGAGGTTGTAAGGACCTCGATTGCTTCGTCGCAATTAAATCCGTACTTGCCAGCGAGGGTATTCACAAGTGCATAGATTGCGTCATAGATTTTCTTCGCTGCCATGGTAGGTTGAGTATGATATAAGTATCATTTACCGAATTAAATCCGTTTTCCATTTTTGAAAGAATGTCCACCTTCGTTTCTTTGGCACCGATTGATTTACAATGAATTCCAACTTATTTTGAAGTTCGGTGACATTGTACACGGTATCCTTGTACTTTCCATTCATGTAAATGTGAAATGCAGGAAGTTTAACAATGTTTTCGCGGTCTTCTTCGTATTTTTTAGAATTAAATTCTCGAACATTAAACCCCATGTTATATGTAGTTGTAATACCCATCAGATACTTCATAAATACACTAATGTTATAAGGTTGTGATTCTGAACCGTGAACAAGGGTGACATATGATTTCATTATAATCCGTTTAGATTGCAATATTTAAATCCATTTTAACTCTAACAAATGGGAGAATCCGAGTTTGCAAAGACCCACCTTCGTGAACATCTGGCAAGTCTTTTAATTCCACCGATATCTGAAGGTTTTTGGAGTATTTCAAATTCGTCTCGTGAAGTATGTGAACGCAATGGTCAACTGGACCAAACGCTTCGAACATTTCAAAATATGCTTACTCGTATTCCAGAGTGGTCAGATGTAACTCTTTCTACCGAAGTCGATAGAATCTTAAAAGTTACCAAATGCTCGTATATGGACGATCTTCTTATGGGAGTCTTTCTGGCATACATGAAATCGTTTGCATCTCTACATTATCGGGGGTCTTCAAAAGAAATCAAGATTGATTTCGAAAGACCGAACTTTGCAAATTTTATTCATGAACTTTATAAGAACTCGGCACGTAAGCTTTGGCAAGTTGCTTATTTGTTTAAAACCATTGGAGTAAGTACCGAGCAGCAGGCTCGCAATCGTCAAGAAGTGGAAAAACATATTTCAGACTGTATGGAACAAGTAATTCGTTCATTCCTTCCATGGGAAGCAATTGCTAAAAAATATTTCATACAAGAGCAGGTAGAAGAAATCATTCAAGAGACGGCACCTCCTCCTGCTGTCGAAATCAAGAAGGAGGTTACATTTGGAGAAAATGAAGAAGAGTCGGATGATGAATCAGACTACGACCTTCCAGCCATTCATGTAAGTGATGAAACAGCTGAAGTTGATTTCGAAAACTTAGATATCCAAAAAGAAGAAGAACCCAAGAAGGAAGAGGAAGAGGAAACTGTCAATTTGGAATCAAAGGCAACGGATGAAACGCTCGTTCTAAATTTGTAGAAATTTACGGAATGTGCCAATAAATGTATATTCTAATTGTTGCATCGCTCGCAGTGGCTATCGTGGCATTTATCATATATGCTCTTGAACGCAGGTCAAAGAATGAACCAATTGTTTGGGAAAATGCAGCCAAGATCTCTATATTTGGCGGTCTTATTACCGCTGGAGTTGTATTTGGAACAACGACAGATTTACCATCCGAAGTTGTAAAAGAAACAGTGCCAGCAGCTGCTACCGCTGTTCAAGAAATGTTTGTAGGTGCACCAAGTTTTTAGGGTTCAATCAAACATATATATTCTGTTTTTGGCACCGTTTTTACAATGTATTCCGATGACAAGCTATTTTTTGGTATGGCATTTTTGCAATATCTGGCAATTGCTTTGTACAAATTGAAAGAATGATAACGATCGTGACGAGATTTATCGAAACGAAACAATACAGATTTGTTATCTTCAGTCGTCATCCATTTCATGAAAAGTATAAACACAGGATTTTTCTTATATTCTTCATGTTCCGGCCCTTCTGGAAATAAGTCCCAGAACATAGAAGTTGCGAATCGTGCTAAATCAAATGATGGATTTGGTTTTACAATCGGATATTTTTGAACATAATATGGGTCTACGTTATATTGTCCTGCAGCTTCTTCGTCTCGAGAAAAATGATCACTCATGAAAAATTTTGGCTCTTTCATTCCCTGTAGTTTTACATATCCAGTTCCACGCTCAAAATCAATAACCTTAATTAAATATCCATATGTAGGCACTTGATAGAACTTACCATCAACATTATAATATAAAAACTCTTTCTCCGTTTTTACATACATGACATTATTACCATGTAGATCATTATGAACAAATCCAAAATTACGCTGAGCAAATGTAAGTGCAAAAATAAGTTGTGAAATCCATGCATAATGTTTGTTAGGTTCAGGATTTGCCATAAAAAGAGTATAAATTGTTCCTTCGCATTGCTCCATCAATGTAAGTTGTACAGGCACATTTGAAAAGATAGCCCATGCGAAAGGTTCGGTATCTCCTTCATCCATTGTAATATCCTCTTCCTCATCATCGCAATCACATGAACGAACATCAAATAAATAGGAAGTTGAAACGGATGAACTATCTGATTCTACATCATCTTCTTTGATTTCTTGAAACATATTTTGAATCTCTCCAGCTGATACATTGATAGGTTCTGTTTGAAGTTCTTCTACACCTTCAAGCAATATATCTTCTTCAATTTTAAGTTCAAGTTTCGCAGAACGAGTGTGCTTAAAACTTGGAGAATTTTGAACATGATCAGATATCCGCAAGTCAAATGTTTTTCCAATGTTTTGAGAAAACCAAGAACGTTCGCTCAATTCTTCGTAATCATCTGAAATATCAATTGT